AACCAGTTGTTCCTGTTGGACCGGTTTGACCAGTAAACCCAGTAAAACCAGTAGGACCAGTAAACCCAGTTGTACCAGTTGGACCCGTTTGACCAGTAAAACCAGTGCTACCAGTAGGACCAGTAAAACCAGTTGTACCAGTTGGACCAGTCTCACCAGTTAATCCAGTATGACCGGTAAACCCAGTGCTACCAGTAGGACCAGTAAAACCAGTTATACCAGTAGGACCGGTCTCACCAGTAAAACCAGTAAAACCAGTAGGACCAGTAAAACCAGTTGTACCAGTTGGACCCGTTTGACCAGTAAAACCAGTGCTACCAGTAGGACCAGTAAAACCAGTTGTACCAGTTGGACCGGTCTCACCAGTTAATCCAGTATGACCGGTAGGACCAGTAAAACCAGTAGGACCAGTAAAACCAGTTGTACCAGTTGGACCGGTCTCACCAGTAAAACCAGTAAATCCAGTAGGACCAGTAAAACCAGTTGTACCAGTTGGACCGGTCTCACCAGTAAAACCAGTGCTACCAGTAGGACCGGTAAACCCAGTAGTTCCTGTTGGACCTGTCTCACCAGTAAACCCAGTGAAACCAGTAGGACCCGTAAAACCAGTAGGACCAGTAAAACCAGTTGTACCAGTAGGACCGGTCTCACCAGTAAAACCAGTAAAACCAGTAGGACCAGTAAACCCAGTTGTACCAGTTGGACCCGTTTGACCAGTAAAACCAGTGCTACCAGTAGGACCAGTAAAACCAGTTGTACCAGTTGGACCGGTCTCACCAGTTAATCCAGTATGACCGGTAAACCCAGTGCTACCAGTAGGACCAGTAAAACCAGTTGTACCAGTAGGACCGGTCTCACCAGTAAAACCAGTAAATCCAGTAGGACCAGTAAAACCAGTTGGACCAGTTGGACCGGTCTCACCAGTAAACCCAGTGAAACCAGTAGGACCCATAAAACCAGTAGGACCCGTAAAACCAGTTGTTCCGGTTGGACCGGTCTCACCAGTAAACCCAGTAAAACCAGTAGGACCAGTAAAACCAGTTGTACCAGTTGGACCCGTAAAACCAGTAAACCCGGTAAAACCAGTAGTACCAGTAAACCCAGTTGTACCAGTTGGACCGGTCTCACCAGTAAACCCAGTGAAACCAGTAGGACCCGTAAAACCAGTAGGACCAGTAAAACCAGTTAGACCAGTAGGACCTGTTTGACCAGTAAAACCAGTGCTACCAGTAGGACCGGTAAAACCAGTTGTGCCGGTTGGTCCAGTTTGCCCAGTAAAACCAGTAAAACCAGTAGGACCAGTAAAACCAGTTGTTCCTGTTGGACCGGTTTGCCCAGTAAAACCAGTGAAACCAGTAGGACCAGTAAAACCAGTTGTTCCTGTTGGACCGGTTTGCCCAGTAAAACCAGTGAAACCAGTAGGACCAGTAAAACCAGTAGGACCGGTAAAACCAGTTGTACCAGTTGGACCCGTTTCACCAGTAAAACCAGTGCTACCAGTAGGACCGGTAAAACCAGTTGTACCAGTTGGACCCGTTTCACCAGTAAACCCGGTAAAACCAGTAGGACCGGTAAAACCAGTTGTTCCGGTTGGACCCGTAAAACCAGTAAACCCAGTGAAACCAGTAGGACCGGTAAAACCAGTTGTACCAGTTGGACCGGTCTCACCAGTAAACCCAGTGAAACCAGTAGGACCAGTGAAACCAGTAGGACCAGTGAAACCAGTTGTTCCGGTTGGACCGGTCTCACCAGTAAACCCAGTAAAACCAGTAGGACCAGTAAAACCAGTTGTACCAGTTGGACCGGTCTCACCAGTAAACCCAGTGAAACCAGTAGGACCCGTAAAACCAGTATTACCGGTAAACCCAGTTGTACCAGTTGGACCCGTAAAACCAGTAAAACCAGTGCTACCAGTAGGACCGGTAAAACCAGTTGTACCAGTTGGACCGGTATCACCAGTAAAACCAGTGCTACCAGTAGGACCAGTAAAACCAGTTGTACCAGTTGGACCTGTAAAACCAGTAAAACCAGTTGTTCCTGTTGGACCCGTTTCACCAGTAAATCCAGTTGTTCCTGTTGGACCCGTTTCACCAGTAAATCCAGTTGTTCCTGTTGGACCAGTAAAACCAGTTGTACCAGTTGGACCAGTCTCACCAGTTAATCCAGTATGACCGGTAAAACCAGTGAAACCAGTAGGACCGGTAAACCCAGTTGTTCCGGTTGGACCGGTCTCACCAGTAAACCCAGTAAAACCAGTAGGACCAGTAAATCCAGTAGTACCAGTAGGACCCGTTTGACCAGTAAAACCAGTGCTACCAGTAGGACCCGTAAAACCAGTTGTACCAGTTGGACCAGTCTCACCAGTTAATCCAGTATGACCGGTAAAACCAGTGAAACCAGTAGGACCGGTAAAACCAGTGCTACCAGTAGGACCGGTAAAACCAGTGCTACCAGTAGGACCTGTAAATCCAGTTGTTCCTGTTGGACCAGTTTCACCAGTAAACCCAGTGAAACCAGTAGGACCAGTGAAACCAGTTGTACCAGTTGGACCGGTCTCACCAGTAAAACCAGTAGGACCAGTAAAACCGGTTTGACCAGTAGGACCGGTAAATCCAGTTGTACCAGTTGGACCGGTCTCACCAGTTAATCCAGTATGACCGGTAAAACCAGTAAATCCAGTAGCACCGGTAAAACCAGTTGTTCCAGTAGGACCCGTTTGCCCAGTAAACCCAGTAAACCCAGTAGGACCCGTAAAACCAGTTGTTCCGGTAGGACCCGTTTGCCCAGTAAAACCGGTTTGACCAGTAGGACCGGTAAATCCAGTTGTGCCAGTTGGACCGGTCTCACCAGTTAATCCAGTATGACCGGTAAAACCAGTAAAACCAGTAGGACCTGTAAATCCAGTTGTTCCGGTTGAACCGGTCTCACCAGTAAATCCAGTAAACCCAGTAGGACCGGTAAAACCAGTTGTTCCTGTTGGACCGGTTTGCCCAGTAAAACCAGTGCTACCAGTAGGACCGGTCTCACCAGTAGGACCAGTAAAACCAGTTAGACCAGTAGGACCTGTTTGACCGGTAAAACCAGTGCTACCAGTTGTACCAGTAGGACCTGTTTGACCAGTTGGACCCGTTTGACCAGTAAAACCAGTAGAACCAGTAAAACCCGTAAAACCAGTTGTTCCTGTTGGTCCAGTTTTCCCAGTAAAACCAGTAAACCCAGTAGGACCGGTAAAACCAGTTGTTCCTGTTGGTCCGGTCTCACCAGTAAAGCCAGTGCTACCAGTAGGACCAGTAAAACCAGTAGAACCAGTAAAACCAGTTGTTCCGGTTGGTCCAGTTTGCCCAGTAAAACCAGTAAACCCAGTAGGACCGGTAAAACCAGTTGTTCCTGTTGGACCGGTTTGACCAGTAAAACCAGTAAAACCAGTAGGACCGGTCTCACCAGTAGGACCAGTAAAACCAGTTAGACCAGTAGGACCTGTTTGACCAGTAAAACCAGTGCTACCAGTAGGACCAGTAAAACCAGTTAGACCAGTAGGACCGGTCTCACCAGTAAAACCAGTGCTACCAGTAGAACCAGTAAAACCAGTTGTACCAGTTGGACCAGTTTCACCAGTAAAACCAGTGCTACCAGTTGGACCAGTAAAACCAGTTGTTCCTGTTGGTCCGGTTTGTCCAGTAAAACCGGTTTGCCCAGTAAAACCAGTAAACCCAGTAGGACCGGTAAAACCAGTTGTTCCGGTTGGACCGGTCTCACCAGTAAACCCAGTGCTACCAGTAGGACCAGTAAAACCAGTTGTTCCAGTTGGTCCAGTTTGCCCAGTAAAACCAGTGAAACCAGTAAAACCAGTAAAACCAGTAGGACCAGTAAAACCAGTTAGACCAGTAGGACCTGTTTGACCAGTAAAACCAGTGCTACCAGTAGGACCGGTAAAACCAGTTGTGCCGGTTGGTCCAGTTTGCCCAGTAAAACCAGTGAAACCAGTAGGACCGGTAAAACCAGTTGTACCAGTTGGACCGGTTTGCCCAGTAAAACCAGTTAGACCAGTAGGACCAGTAAAACCAGTTGTTCCTGTTGGACCGGTCTCACCGGTAAAACCAGTGCTACCAGTAGGACCAGTAAAACCAGTAGGACCGGTAAAACCAGTAGTACCAGTAGGACCTGTTTGCCCAGTAAAACCAGTAAACCCAGTAGGACCAGTAAATCCAGTTGTACCAGTTGAACCCGTTTCACCAGTAAAACCAGTGAAACCAGTAGGACCGGTAAAACCAGTTGTTCCGGTTGAACCGGTTTGCCCAGTAAAACCAGTAAATCCAGTATGACCAGTAAATCCAGTAGGACCGGTAAAACCGGTTGTTCCGGTAGGACCCGTTTGCCCAGTAAAACCAGTAAAACCAGTAGGACCAGTAAACCCAGTAGTACCAGTTGGACCGGTCTCACCAGTAAAACCAGTGAAACCAGTAGGACCAGTAAAACCAGTAAAACCAGTAGGACCCGTTTGACCAGTAAAACCAGTAGGACCGGTAAAACCAGTAAAACCAGTAGGACCGGTAAAACCGGTTGTTCCGGTAGGACCCGTTTCACCAGTAAAACCAGTAAAACCAGTAGGACCGGTAAAACCAGTAAACCCAGTAGGACCCGTTTGACCAGTAAAACCAGTAAAACCAGTAGGACCAGTAAAACCAGTAGTACCAGTTGGACCGGTCTCACCAGTTAATCCAGTATGACCCGTAAAACCAGTAAAACCAGTAGGACCAGTAAAACCGGTTGTTCCGGTAGGACCAGTAAAACCAGTTGTTCCTGTTGGACCCGTTTCACCAGTAAAACCAGTAGTACCAGTAGGACCCGTTTGACCAGTAAAACCAGTAAAACCAGTAGGACCAGTAAAACCAGTAGTACCAGTTGGACCGGTCTCACCAGTTAATCCAGTATGACCCGTAAACCCAGTAAAACCAGTAGGACCAGTAAAACCGGTTGTTCCGGTAGGACCAGTAAAACCAGTTGTTCCTGTTGGACCCGTTTCACCAGTGAACCCAGTAAACCCAGTAGGACCAGTTTCACCAGTAAAACCAGTAAAACCAGTAGAACCGGTAAAACCAGTAAACCCAGTAGGACCCGTTTGACCAGTAAAACCAGTAAAACCAGTAGGACCAGTAAAACCAGTATTACCTGTAGGACCTGTTCTTCCAGTAGAACCAGTAAACCCCGTTCTACCAGTAGCACCAGTTATTCCAGTAAACCCTGTTGGACCAATCGATGACACCAATATATTCCAATAAAAAGGTGTCTTGTCTGGTTGATTACACTCATTATTATCTCTTACACTAATGTATGCAGCACCTTCATAATAGACCACATCATTTATCATGTAGTTATAACACTTGTTCCATTGCCCTAAAAAATTAAATCCAAGACCTTCTGGACCGGTTGCTCCCGCTGGACCAGCTGGACCTGTAGACCCTATTCCTACAGGACCTGTTGGACCCATTGCACCACCGGGTCCAGTTGCTCCTCCCGGTCCAGTTGCTCCAGCTAACCCCGTTGCACCTACTCCAGCAGGACCTGTTGGACCCATTGCACCAGTTGCTCCTGCAGCACCTGCTGGACCAGCAGGACCCGTTGCTCCTGCTAATCCGGTTGCTCCCACACCAGCAGGACCCGTTGGTCCCATTGCACCAGTTGCTCCTGCAGCACCTGCTGGACCAGCAGGACCCGTTGCTCCTGCTAATCCGGTTGCTCCCACACCAGCAGGACCCGTTGGTCCCATTGCTCCCGCTGGACCCGTAAATCCAGTAAAACCTCTTTGTCCAGTAGGTCCAGTTGGTCCCAATTCACCAGTTGGTCCAGTGTACCCTGTAACACCCGTATCACCTCGTTCTCCTGTTGGACCCGTTCCTATTGGACCTGTACAACCAGTATCACCGATTGCACCTTTGTATCGTGTTACTACAATTGGCGGTTCTTGTATATTGACAATGGTTGAAGTATTCACACTTTGCCCGCAAGTTTCCTGGTGTGATACTTTACATGATTTAATAATTGTATCCATTCTTCTTCGTTGTGTTACATCACTGGATGACATATTATTATATACTATTTGAATATATAATAATGCTCATTCTCTACTTACAAATCATACATTACAGTCAAATTTAAACAAAATGAATAATCAGAATGATTCATGTCTAATATTCTCCCATGGTCATCAAACAGTTTGATTTGTAATCTTTGTATATCCACTGGACCAAAATATTTTCGTGGTTCGGTAATTACCATATATTCATTGTTTGTAATTACATTATTATATGCATTTCCCGACATCGAAATCCTCGCTAAAATATTTGGTTTCAATCCATTTTTTTCAAATGCAGAAATAAAAACATCATTTACGCTCTTATTGAAATCATCCACCGCTAAATAAATGTACTTTATTGCATTCGGTTCAATCGCTTTTTCACTTACATAAATTGTCTTCCCTTTATACAGCGGATTAATAAATCCCAAATTCCATCCAAGTTTGTTTGTTAAATACACTGTATCATTATTGCCATCAATGTCTGTAGCAAAATTCAGTACAATCTCTTCAATGTTTCCACTAATCGTTGGATACAATGGATTCGGTTTAACTATCACACGATTGTTTCCACTCCCACTCGCATCCGTATTCAATTCAAATACAACATAGGAAAAAATATCATCGGGCTCCGTCATAATACCGTCAAACAGTGGACATAATATTTCATTGATTTTTTTTATGAGTCCTTCCGCCGTATAATTTCCATCCGGTATAACCAATATTCTGTCTGCTTCATATCCTACACCATTCACCTTCTGGAAAATCTGCATCACGAAATAATTGTTGCCATAAGATGCTGATATTCCATAAAAATCACGCGGTAATTCAATGGCGGTCATTTTCATCGATACCACCTTGGAGATTTTGGTTGGCAATTGAATGAGAAAATCGCTGCTGGATGTAGAATAAAAATTTTTACGGAACCGTGTATCCACTGTAATATTTTTAACAATCGTTCGTGTATTCAATGGGTTTATCACTCCCTGAAAATACTCGGACGGTTGGGAATGAATATATTGTGTAAGAGGACGTTCAATAATATTCTGCATTCTGGAGGTCGGCAACACTTCCGATTTAGGGATATCACTGGTATCAAGTATCATGTTTTTTTGAATGGTTGAGTACGATTTTTCTGGTGGGAATTTTGCGGCAAGTATCCGTTCTTTGGCTTTTTCCAGGAAGAAAATGAGGTCGCGCTTGAACTTTTTATGAATATGTCCACTAGACAATAATGTTTCGCGGATTTCGTATTCTTTTTGGTCTACATCTGCTGCAGTATATTTCTGTTTGGGCAATTTAAAAAATTGTTCGAGGTCATTTACACTGTAATGGTCGATTTCCAAATCCATTTCGGTCGCCATCTATCAAGTTCTTATAGTATTTGTAGGATTTTTGTTGCAGTATTATTCGCATAAAATGTTCGGATATTATATATGCCTTATTCTATTCGTAAAGTACCTGGAAAAAAATGTTACCGTATCAAAAACACAGCAAACAAACGTGTTTTCGCTAAATGTTCGTCTCGTAAAAATGCACTCAAACAGTTGAAATTGTTGCGAGCACTTCAATACAACAAGACTTTTAAATTATTACCCAGAGACCAACGTCCCAGTTATATACGCTCCATGAAAACCCAACGAAAAACCATGAAAAAAAGACTGTAAAATAAACCCGTTTTCTGTTTACAAATAAAAAATAATCGGTTATAAATATTTTTGTTATTTAGAAAAATAATAAAAATGCATATAATATATAGTGATGACTACACCACAGGATAACCGAATTGAAGAAATAGGAATAAAATTATTTATAGTCAAAGATAACGAATCGAATAATATTATTAAATATGAAATAACTGATTATGAAAACGCCAATGAACCGAGAATAATAGTAGAAGAAACTTTTATTAATAAAGACGGAGTACTTTTAGATAATATTAAAAAAGATTTGAGTGAATTGTTAAAAACAAAATTAGCAATGGTAGAAGTATATAAAAATTATATAGAACAAAATAGAACTTCTACTGAGCGTCAAGGTGAAATAGGTAAAAATAGTGCGACCCAATTGAAACTAATTCGTAAAAATCTCGGAAAAGGCATATTCAGGGGTGGTAAAAAAACAAAATCTAAGCGTTCCTACAATGTCAATAAAACTTTAAAAAAACATTAATTTATTTGTGATTTTTATTACAGTATTATCTAATGCATAATTAGTATCATGTGACCATTATTTTTGTTATTTAGAAAAAATAATAAAAATGCATATAATATATAATGAGTATAGAACAAGGAGAATTAACAATCAATCCAGAAACAATTCAATTACAAGAAGAATTACAAAATGTTCCTACTACTGAAAATGATATAGTTATATTATTAAAGTATGATGAAGCAAAAAATCATATCATATTTGATATACAAACATCAAGTGATAGTTCTTCTGGCATTTTTATTGATGGACGTGGTGTTTCTGAATTTACAAATTCATTAAATACTATATTACAAAATCATCCAAAAATAAAAGAAATAAGTAATTTGTATAACACCTATGAGTTTAAAGCTCATGAGAATCAAATCCCAGTATCAAAACCCAGCATGGCAAGAATGTTAAGTAATTTTTCACTATTTGGTAAAAAATCCAACACCGGTGGTAAAAAGACGAAATCCAAACGTTCCTATAATTCCAACAAAACATTGAAAAACAGAAAATAATCCATTTTTATAAATTGCAAAAAATTTATAAAAACATATAATATAGTTTGATGGCAGCAAATGAATTAACCATTCGAATATGGGTGAATCCAGATGACCCAAACGATAAAACCATTTATTACCAAATTAATGATAACCCAGAAGAGTTTTTATTGAAAAGCGATGGTTCTTCTGGAAACTTCCAAACACAATTAGGACAAATTGTTGGTCCTAAATTTTTAGACATATTTAATGATTATCAATCGAAACATACCATGTTACATAAGTTATCGACATTTAAATCAAAAATACACATACCCAAGTTGTTTTCTGTTCCCACCAAGGTTCATCCCGAACCCACTGGTGGTAAAAAGACGAAATCGAAACGTTCCTATAATTCCAACAAAACCCTGAAAAACAGGAAATAAATTTATGGTGTAAATAATTTACCGTGTTTTTGTTCTCATCGTTCGGCTCTTTCGGCTCTTACTGTACACATATCCGCCCACTTTTTCATCCATATCCATATTATAAGATGTAAGACCTCCCCCACGTTTGTTCCATACAAATTGTTTAAATAAGTAATACACCAAATACAAAATACCTATCAATAATAATATTAAAATCAGTCCATTGACAATTTTGGAGAGTGTGCAAAACATGGTTGTGTCCTCTGCTTTGCATTGAATCACTGACCCTGTCATAATATGTCCCATAATTCCCGAACCAGCAATTCCACTCATTCCACCAGCTCCCGCACCACTGCCAGCGCCACCATTCATCATTTTCATTTTTCCCATTGCGTATGTTCTTATTATATACTTATAAAAAAATATAAAATGTTTTTTATATTTTTCTAAATGAACGCGGTAAGCGAAGAACAACAACACATCATAAATAATGTACAAAATAACAAAAATGTAATTGTTGATGCTTGTGCTGGGTCCGGTAAATCCACCACCATCTTATCCACTGCAAAATTCATGCCACACAAACGATTTCTACTTATTACTTACAACAAATCCCTACGTAAAGAAATTATTGAAAAAGTCAATGAATTGCAACTTCGAAACATTGTCGTACATACGTATCATAGTTTAGCGGTAGCGACCTATCATCCAGACGCCCATGTCGACCGAGTGATGCGTCTCATTGTCGCGAATAATGAACCACCCAAAATTCAACTACACCCATTTGATGTAGTTGTGTTGGATGAAGTACAAGATATGACGTTTCTGTATTATCGTCTTGTTGTGAAATATATCAAAGATATCGGTACTCCCATCTTGATGATGATTCTCGGAGATTACATGCAGGGATTATATGAATTCAAAGGCGCTGACATACGGTTCCTCACCATGGCAAAGCAAATCTGGACCGGATTTCCTCTGTTATCCCATCCCGAATTCGTCGAATGCAAATTAAAAATGTCTTACAGAATTACGAATCCTATTGCGGATTTCGTAAATACTGCCATGTTGGGAGAAACACGTTTGTTTTCATGCAAAGAAGGAGAACCAGTGTGTTATATTCGCCGCAGAATTCACGAATTACAGCGCATTGTAGTCGCTACGATTCGCGACTTAATCGAAACTAAAAACGTGCAACCGAGTGATATATTTGTGTTGGGTGGGTCCGTCAAAGGTCCAAATAGTCGTATTCGAAAAATAGAGAACGCACTCGTAGAAAGCAAGATTCCATGTCATGTACCCATGATTGAAACCTCTGACAATTTCGATGAAAATGTCATCAAAGGCAAAATCGTGTTCTCGTCATTTCACACATCCAAGGGTAGACAACGTCCTTATGTCTTTATTGTGGGATTCGACAACTCTTATTTTAAGACCATTGCCAAAAATTTGGACCCCACTATGTGTCCAAATACGCTGTATGTTGCTACCACACGTGCATCCAATAAGATGTATTTATTAGAGAGCGATGACTACTGGTCGGATAGACCTTTTAAATTTTTGAAGCTGAAACACCATGAAATGAAAACTAAACCGTATATTGATTTCCGGGGCATCCCACAGAGTATTTTTAGTGATGACGGCGCCGGAGGCGCCTCCGGTGCCACTGCAACCGCTGACGAAGAAACTGTTTTTCGCACCACCCCATCAGAAATGACTCGTTTCATCTCTGAAGCCGTTTTGGAAGAAATTACTGTTCTGTTAGACCAAATCTTTATCAAAGAGACAGAAGTAAGTCCATCGGATGAGATACCCCTCCCCACTGTATTAAAAACGCGTGCTGGATTCTATGAAGATGTGAGTGATTTAAATGGTATTGCTATTCCTGCGCTACTGTATGATTATATTATTAATTTGTATGATACTTCGGAGGATGAGGATGCGTCTGCTCCCTGTATTCTGTATGACATGATTGTTCAAACCATGTCCCAGAGTAAACCCAATAAACACTTATATTTAAAAGGGATTGTCCAACAACTGCATCCTGTATGTTCTTCCATCGCAGATTATTTGTACATGGCAAATGTATATGAAGCCACACAGGAGAAATTGTATTTCAAACTCACCCAGATTGAACGAGATGAATATACCTGGCTCACTCCTGATGTTCTCACACGATGTAAACACCGATTAATGAGTGTTCTCGAAGAAGAAATTATGGCAGAGAAACCAGAAATTGAAAAGACCATTATTGATTATCCAGATGAATTGCCGCATGTTCTCCTACAGAAGTGTTTGTCACCTTATTTTTCTGGCAAGGAAGTGTTTCAATTCAATGCCCGAATCGATTTGATGACACATTCCACGCTGTGGGAATTGAAATGTACGACTGAAATCACGGCAGAACATATGATACAAACCGTGATTTATGCGTGGATAATGCGCACGATTGACCCGGGGTTCTCGAAAACTGTGAAAATATTCAATATTCGCACAGGACAAATTCTGCGATTGGATGCTCGAAAATCCATCTTGGATAAAATAGTCGTTAGTTTATTGAAAGGCAAGTATGTCAAACAGGAACCTATTTCAGATGACCTGTTTGTGAGAACCTGCCGTAAAAGTATTGAGTAGTTGGATTGATTATATTTCTGTTTGACAAATTCCATAATTCTTGTATGTTCGATTCCGTAAGATTCTTCCTTTTGGACAGTAATATTTTCTTCGACTGATATTTCCACTGCCATATTTTATTCCGTTTGATAATTCTATTATCCAATTTTTATTATCAAATACATCTGACAAATGATAATTCATAAATGTTTCTATCCAATTTCTCACCAATCGACATCTATCTGTTTTTGGAATGGATTGAAAAAAATCTCTGAGTGTAGATGTATTTGTGTAATATTTTTCTAATTCATCTATTATTTTCACTGGTGGTTGTGCCTGTTTTATAAATGATATAAAAGATAGCTCTTGTTTTGTTTTTTCTAAATACAATAAATTATTTATTTTTGCTCTATACATGTTGTGTTTGTTCATATCTTTTTGTCTTGCATTGAAATTCTTTTCATACCAAGTTTCACCATTGAATGCAATTGAAAAAAAATAAAGTGAAATTGGATATATGTTTGTTCCTTTCTTTGTATTTTTTGACTTTTTTTGAATTTCCTCTTCATTACCACACTCTATGTTTGACATGTCTTCAAAACTAACGAAATGAATTGTAGGCAAGTTTTTATGAATATAGTCCAACACAGATTTTATCATAATAACGGACCCTACCCCACGGTCTAATGGAATATCTATCGAACATTCTTCATCGTATTGTATATGCGGAATGTATGCAGATACTGGTTCATTATTATCATAACGAATCAATATATTTACACAATCATTATAATTTATTCCGCTTATTTTTATGTTCCTACAATATATTTCGCCTCTTGCAAATAACACAGTATCTATTATTTGAAATTTATACTTTCCAACTTTTACAATTGTTTTTGTTGGTTCTTCTGGATGATTCATATATATTAGTATTTTTATACTTTGTTTTCTTTTTACAAAATTTTTTATTATTGTTTCACAATAAAAAATATATACATCGCCGCTGTCTCTTATATTTTATTTGCAAACAGTTTTAATAAAATCTACAATCACTTTTTCATCCGTGCATTTCACTACTTCATAGTTCAAATCGGAACCGAATAACCAATCTGTATGATATTTCATGCATTTTTCCAAATAACTTACAGAAATGTTTTCCTCGCCTTCACGATTTCTAATTTTGATTCTATCTGCGCAAGTTTCTACTGGTATATCGAGGTAAAATACTTTAGACAATGGAAAATCGGTTCTCATGTTTTCTGACATGGTTAAATATATTTGGTGCGAAATTAAATCGATGAGTCCATCGTCGTACATCATCTTCGCAAATATATTTTTGTCTGCTTCTAATGACCTTTCACACAGAATGACTTCGCAATCTGGATAAGTTTGTACCATTTTTTTGATTTCCGATAATCGAGTCATAAACGCAAGAATTTGAAATGAAAAGGCATACGTTTTCGGGTCTTTGTAAAATTTTTCTAAAATGGATTCATTGTTCTCGTCTTTGATAAATGACCATATATCAACCGGTTCTTTTAATACCCGTATACGGGTGTTGTTGGTTTCTTCTAAGAATTTTTCTATTTTATGAATCACAGTGGTTTTTCCGGCTCCAATATTACCTTCAATGGAAATAATTTGAGGTTTTCTTACAGAAGAATTATGGATGCAGGTTGTGCCAGTTGCGTACTCAGAGCTCATTTTATTATTAGGTTATTTTATATTTATGAAATGTCGGCGTTTGTTTTACATCAATTTTACAACAAGCACAACCGGATGGTTGTTGTAAAAAATCCGGACTGCTGGAATCGAACCAGCTACCTTTTGATATCTATATACTGCTACAGTCAAAAGCTCTACCAAATGAGCTAAGCCCGGACCAATATACCTGTTTGTTTTTCTTTATATTGGTTTATCGTCTATATATTTTTATGATAATAGTATATATGCATTATGCCGAAATCGAATGAAAATATTTCAGACAATGAATTTATAAATGTTGAGTGGGATGAAAATTCTGAAAGTATATTATGCAGATGGTGTGACCATGCAAAATGTTATTATTGGCTAAGTTATAATGCACATCAATATTATTATAAAATTCAATCTTTAATTTCATTGCCAATTATGACTTTTTCCACCATATTAGGTGCAGCTTCTTTTGCAAATATATCCACTTTTTCTACCACTATGCAATTATATTTACCACTCATTGTTGGAGGTGTAAATATATATATTGGAATACTAACAACCTATCAGCAGTATTTCAAAATTTCGGAAAATAATGAGAGTTTTCGTTTATGTGCCAAATCATGGGACAAATTTAACCGCGAAATAGAATTAGAATTATCCAAACAACCAAAGCAACGAAAAGTTTGTGGACTGTTTCTGAAAAAAATTTATGAAGACTATGAACGATTGATTGATACAACACCCAATTTTCCTACATTTATCATTGATAAATTCAAAGAAATGAAAAAAAATTTGTATAAAAAAGACCCTCGTTTTGTTAATATTTCAGAACCTGGAATATTATATCCTATTTATTCTTCCCGTGAAATGGTAAATACATCACAAAGACGTGAAGAACAACTACAATTAAAATGGTTTATACAAAAAGAAAATAATGACGAGGACGATGAGGATGATTCAGATGCAGAACCAAATAAACAACAGAATTTAGTGTAGGATTTTTATTTATTATATTTTATTTATTTTTTTGTTCAAATGAGACCTACAGAAATTTTCACCGAATCCGACTTTGCGAGAACATTCGCGGTTTGTGAACCCTACACATGCCATACATTTGTATACATACATTCCGTTTCCTATAGATTTTTTATTCGCTCTCCATGCTGCGGCGGCGTCATCGAAATCAAATACAAACTCATTTGCCTGTAATTGTTGTTGTTTTTTGCTGCGTGTTATCATGGTTATGATATCATAATATGTATTCAGTCCAACAGAATCAATTTTCTGTCCTCATGCGCTTATCGCTTATAAATATATATCCATATAATAAATGAACCATTATGATGTTGTCATTATTGGTAGTGGAATGTCGGGTCTATATAGTGCTTATAAAATCAAAAAAATGGCTCCTTCCACTTCCTTTGTCATTTTAGAAAAATACAAAAAACAATGGCTCGGTGGTCGCACCAGCAACGATACTTTTTATGGCAGTGAAATTGTCACAGGTGCTGGAATCGGACGAAAAAACAAGGACGTTCTTCTGTATAATTTGGTGAGAACATTTCGTCTTCCTACACACGATTTTCCCGTGAATCCCGCTATTGCCTATTCTCGTCCGGTGGATATACGGGCGACGGTCGCCCGCCTGAAAACCGAATACAACAAATATAAAAAATACAAAAACACGCCTATGACATTTAAAGAATTTGCTCAACCCGTTCTCGGTGCATATGCATACAAAGATTTTATTATATCTGCAGGTTACAGTGACTATGAAAACGAAGACGTATTTGAGACACTTTTTTATTACGGCATCGAGGACAATGCATGTTGTTGGACCGCCTTTCATGTTGCTTGGAAACAACTTGTTATGAAATTATTTGAACACATTGGAGAACATTCTTTTCGATTTTCCAACAAAGTGGTATCCATTGAAGGGTCTTCCGGGTCCTATACAGTTCATACAGAGAGTGGTGTGCAATATACCTGTAAGAAAATCATTGTTGGAACTACTATTGATGTTGTCCGTTCTCTCTTCCCACACCATCCCATTTATAATGACATTGAAGGGCAGCCCTTTCTCCGATTATATGCAAAATTCGCAAAAGCATCTATACCGGTATTGAAGGCGCATATTCATGGGTTCACTTTTGTATCTGGACCCTTACAGAGAATCATTCCAATAAATGCGGATACGGGTGTGTATATGATTGCTTATAATGATAACAAAAATACAATGGCTTTGAAAGATTATTTGAAAAATACACCGGAAAACAGAGAACTGTATGAAGCACTTTTAGAAAAAACATTGGGATTGCCTGCAGGTTCTCTTCGCATTCTTGCCTTGAAAGATTTTTACTGGAAAATCGGTACTCATTACTACAAGCCATTGAACCGACGTCTGTATTCCAGTAGAGAAGAATTTATGAAAAAAGCACAACACCCCGAAAAAGAAATTTTGGTAGTAGGTGAAGCAGTAAGTCGTAATCAAGGATGGACAGAAGGGGCTCTTGAAAGTGTGGAAGCTGCACTGACCAAACAGTGGATTCTTGCTTAGGCGCGCGAAGCGCGCCACCATGAAAAATCTCTGTAAGATATATAGAAATCATCGGTTGTTATGGATTACCACAACAAAGAAACCAAAATGCATGCCACCGGCGGTGGTAGAACCGTACGTGAAGTCGTAATAAAAGATGGAAAAGGACACAAATCGGTCACACGATATGCAGGCGGACGAAAAATTTCCACTGTCAAAAAACCCATTTCTCGTTCTCATATTATGCTTATTCAAACAGGAAAATTTATTCCGGGTCTATTCAATGACTGTATCAGATGTAATCGCACTCGCAAAAATAGAAAATGAGAACTATATAAAACTATGTATTTATGTATATATAATTTTACTACCATGGTCTTTTATTATGCTGTCGCAAGTGGACGCGTCACCGGTGTATTTTTGACATGGGACGAATGCAAGGAATCTGTGAAAAACCATAAAAATGCGATTTATAAAAAATTTGCTACCAAAGAAGCAGCGGAAGAATTCATACAATTACACTCACAAAATGAACATGTCATACCGATTTGCACCCCACGTTCTCATTCCATCCCTGGTGAATCTGCTTCCACCCATGCCGATGGAACACCGTTTGTACCGGACTATTATGTATACACCGACGGTGCTTGTTCCAAGAATGGTCGTTCGGGGGCTTCTGCTGGAATCGGTGTCTTTTTTGGGACAGATGACCCACGAAATGTATCCTGTAAAATAGAAGGAAAACAAACCAATAACACAGCAGAATTGAGTGCGATTTTACGTGCTTATTCCATCTTACAAGAAGATATTCTGTTGGATAAAAAAATCATGATTGTCAGTGATTCTGAATACGCCATTCGATGTGCCACTTCTTACGGTGAAAAGTGCGCCAAAAAAGGATGGACCACAGATATTCCAAACAAAGAAATGGTGCGTAAATTGTATGACCTACATATGCAATATTATGCGAATGTACGAGTGATGTATGTACGTGCCCACACGGAAAATGAAGATATACATTCTGTTGGAAATTCCCATGCAGATAGATTGGCAAATGAATCCATTGGATGCGTTGAATGTCCATATAGCACGAAACGGTAAATGGTGTTGAAATCAAACAATATATACTTTTTATTATGTATTGTTCTTCTTGTGCGCGCGAAGCGCGCAACTCCTCTAATTTCCTTCCTCTAATTTCCTTCATATTTGTGTGTAGGAAAAACGGTTTTGTTGGTCTCTTCCAACATTGCTATCAATTGTTCTGCCGTGACCGTTTTGTCGGTTTTCAGTAATTCGGCTCCTTTGGATACAAATTCTTTTGAATTCTGTATGATAAACTTGGAATATTCGTAGGCATCTTCTATGATTTTAATAATGTCATTGTCAATCATTTCTTTGTATTTCTCGCTGTTGGTTGGATACAATACATGGTCTCCCATTCCATAATACACAATCATTTTATTTGCCAGTCTGAAAGCTTCTTCGAAATCGTTCATCGCGCCCGTTGTTACACTGATACCGAAAAATACTTCTTCTGCAATCCTTCCTGCTAATAAAATCATCAAGTGTTCAAACAGAGATTCTCGTGTAAAAATAGTGGATTTTGGATTGTCAAAGATAGTATATCCAGGCGAGGTGGGTGCTGACAAATTAATGACTACTTTCTTCACTTTCGCATGATTTTTCGACAACAATCCCACGACAACGTGTCCCATCTCATGAATCGCTATATGGTCAATGATATTCTGTGTGAAATCATGCTCATTGGGTTGCCATCCAACCAACATTTTGTTGAACACGGTTTCCACATCTTCATGTAAAAAGATTTCGCGACCATTTCTCAATGCATTCAACATGGCTTCATTCAATATGTTCTCGATTTGGGCACATGAGAATCCAGCGGTTAATTCAACGAGACTGTCGTCGGTAATTTCTACCGAACGGGGTTTTCCTACAGAATGTATTTTGATGATTTCCCTGCGTGTTTTCTCGTCTGGATTTCCAATGTAAATGCGTTTGTCGATACGTCCTGGACGGAGTAGTGCGGAGTCTAATAAGTCCGCACGATTCGTTGCTCCGACTACAAAGATTCCGGTGTTGGGTTTGAAGCCATCCAATGCGACCAACAATTCATTGAGTGTATTGTCTCTTTCAGCAGACGAGGTTTCACCGTCTTTCCCACGGCTTCTTCCGAGTGCATCGATTTCGTCAATGAAGATAATACAAGGAATATTCTTTTTTGCCAGTTGAAACATTTCGCGGATGCGTGAGGCACCTACACCGACATATTTTTCTTGAAATTCTGAGCCGGACACTGCGATGAATCCGCAACCAGCTTCCCCCGCAAGTGATTTGGCAAGAAGTGTTTTGCCGTTCCCTGGGGGTCCTTCGAAGATGATTCCCTTGGGAATGCGGACATTGAACCTGGCATATTTTGTGTAATTTTTGAGAATATCGACACACTGGTCCAGTTCCTTTTTAATGGAATCATATCCGCCTACATTCTTGAAATTGTAGGGGGATTTGGTAATGACTTCGAAGTTCTCTGATTTTTTTTTGCGATTGCGTCTTTGGCTGAAATAATCGTCTTCATGTTCATTGGGTTCGTCTTGTTCGTCATGATTTTCTGTGTTATAAAGGTCTGAAAATGGGTCCGAGAATGTATTTTTGTTTGTAATAATGATACTGATTCCTGGAATGGGCGCGAATGTCCCATTACGAGGTACCGTGGTATCTGCTGCCGTATAAATGTCTTCATTTCCCATAATTTCTTGTGTTTGTACTGTAATATTTTTTGAATTTAATCGTTTTAAATAGGTCTCGTAGTATTTTTTGGAGAACGGATAATTGTGTTTTACCATAGAAATTTGATGTCGTGAGGAGATTTTATATGGTGGAATAAAAAAAGAAGTGCATACAGATGACCAAAGGAATAAGAAACATGTATAATTCACCATTATATATATTCCGATGTTGTTTTTATGTGTTTTGCTATATTTATGTGTTATTGTTCTCTATTCAATTATACACAATTGTAAGAGGTGTCCCATATTCACTATAAGGGATGGATTTGGAGGTGGAACGTTCGAGACTCATTATTGTATTTAATGCGGATAATCGACGTTCCAAAGGGTCCATTCGTCTGGGTAATTTTCTGGTGTAAAATTTGAACGCCCATTCAAATTGAAGTGCTGTTTGCCAAGTTGGAAAACCTTTTACATACAATACACGTCGCCATGAATGTCCCTTATTCACTTTTATAGTGGTTGCATGGGCTCCACCTTTGATTTCTTTATTGTGTTGTCGTAGGCGATGGTCTACGTTCACCGTTGCACCTACATAAGTTGATTTATCCGTGCATTCCAATAGATATACAAAAAACTCTTTGGAGTCGGTTGGTGGTTGTTCTGTTTGTTCCAATTCCGGTTCCATTGATATATATTATAGAGAACAACAAGTATATTGTTTACTGGATTGAGGAGAACCAACACATCCACCTGTTTGGTAGGTACAAACACCGTCTTGGAAATAGTAATTATTGGTACCTAATTGAGTGGCACAATAATTGCACATCCAGGCACATCCAGTTCCTGGTCCAACAGAAAAACTAATGCAGTTGTTTGCTCGCTCATCATTTATGCAGGTATCTTCATTGGCTTTTACTGCAAAAAAAAGAGAAATGAGTGTGAAAACAGTCGTGAAACGCATGTATATATATCTTACAGAATATTTATTCTTTATGTGTAATCACAATCAATATATTCTAAACATAATGGTTTTTATTTTTTGATGATGGAGAACCTTGAATGAAAAATTAGTCATTTTTCGCGTATATTTGAGCAATTGCTATACATACTAAAAGTACCACAATAATAGAATTTGGATTTCTAACACTGTGTAATATCATTTTTGTTGTGGCAAAATTATTTTCTTCGAAATAGGTTGCATTGATACCACATTTTGAGTCATCTTTTCTACATGAAATTACTGTATCATATTCAATTAAACCAGTTTGGATGTTTTTGGTTCCAAAATATGTACATTCATTATATTCGGAATGGAAATTTTTGTAAGGTAATGGTTTGTAATATTTACAATTTACACAACTCGGAACGTTTATATTTTTTATTATTTTCGCATCGATTACACAGAAGAAAAATAACCATGGTGCAAACATAGTTGATATATTTGATTGTATTATTTTTCTATATTTTTTTACAATATGTTCTCAATCCATGTTTTTTGAAAAGATTATAGCAAAGAAATGTCCAACAGAATTATTTGTAGGATAGTTCCTTTTGTATGGTTTTGTTTTTGGATGATTGAGAACCTTGATGAAATTTTTTGAAGGAATGGTTGAAAGAAAAAACAAAATACTTCACTTTTATTATTTTTTATTTTTTAGAAATTTTTTAAAAAACGGCTCTCTCTCTCTCGCCCAGAAACCTTTTAGAAACCTTTTAGAAACCTTTTAGAAACTTTTTAGAAACCTTTAGAAACTTTTTAGAAACCTTTTAGAAACCTTTTAGAAACCAGTTTAAAAATATATAATTATATTATAATAAATGGTAACTACAAGTGTATACAAAATATATTGTAAAGATAGTTCTGTTACGTATTTTTATATAGGGTCGACTACAAATATTAAAGTAAAACGGGCAATACATAAACGCAATTTACATGTTAAACCTGAATCTATTTTATCAAAAACAATAAATGCTAATGGAGGATGGGAAAATTGGCATATGGATGTTATTGAAATATTTGACTGCAATAATCGTAAAGAAGCAATTCAACGAGAACATTATTGGTATAAATTGATAAATTCCTCATTTTTTCCTCAAAATTCCTCAGAAATTCCTCAAAATTCACTCATTTTTCCTCAAAATTTACTCAATTTTCCTCAAAATTCACTCAAAAATGATGAAGTCATTCAAACACAACCATCTATCTCTGAACTGGACTGCATATATTGTAAGAAACACTTTTCAAGAAAAGACAATTTGAAACGACACCTACAAATATGTAAATCAAAGCAAATATTTGAAGAACAAATCGCAAATAACAAATTAATACTTACAAATCCTGTAAATCCTGCTGTAATGACTCCAAATTCTTTAACAGCATATGCACCAAATGTTCTCGCAAATACAACTGCAAATGCAAATTCAAATAGTATGAACACAAACTCGCATAACAATACAATTATAACAAACAACATCACAAATCCAGTGACAATTATCCCATTGGGTCAAGAAAATTTGGTTGAATTTTTTACAGATGAAGAACAGTTGCGTATATTAAAGAAGATGTTTGGATGCTTTATTTACTTGATTGAATACGTTCATTTCAGTGGGAAGTTCCCACAATTTGCAAACATGCGAATTACCAATCTAAGAAGTAATACAGCATATGTGTATGATGAGTGCGATAAAAAGTTTGTTGCACATGACCAAAATGAAGTAATCGCCGAAGTGATTTCAGAAAGATTAATGGATATTACGAATTTTTTTGATAATGTGAAAGACAAGTTGAGTGAAAAGGAAGTTACTAAAATCACAGAATTAATTAATGATTTGGAAGAACAGCGGATAAAGTACAAAGAATATCTAAGAAAAGTAAAATTTATGATGTATAACAAACGTCATATGGTAAATGTACAAGAATAATTTGGAAATCTCATATAAAATATATAATCACTTATGGTCTGAATATATATTTTGATGGTCGTCCAACATAGATTATTTGTTTGACTTTTTTCGGTAATATTTGCGTTTTGTTTGTTTTCTTCGCACACCACCGCGTTTTGATTTTGTTTTTTTTTCAAGATATTTGGAAATATTTTGTAATAAATCCATTTGTCTGTTCTCATCCTTGCGTTTTTGCAAATCATTTATTTCACGTTCCAGCTGTTTGTATTCATCATAATATCCAAGAATACGTTCTCGTGTAAAATATTCAAAGTCATTCGGGGAATCATAGTTAAGATTTCGGGTTGTTAGCCATTCTGGTGTGTGATGTTCAAACATGTTTTTTAATGATTCGTACCTATATTTTTTCTTTTCTTCGGTGACGTCTTTTTTGATGTCATGTCCAACAAAGTCCAATATTTGAGATGTTAAATCTCGATTGTGTAAGACTTTTAATTTGGACTGCCGTTGTTTTTGTAGTTTTTCATCATATTGTTCATAGTGTTTGAGATGATGTAAATCTTTTAATAGTCCTTCTAAAATTTCTTTTGTTTGTTTATCAAGTTTGTTATTTTTTGAAGACATCCTATATAGTAGGCATACAAAATACACTTACTATATATGTATAGTTTGTTACAATTATAATTATATATTCTCTGAAGTTGGTTCCGCAGGGGTTTCAGCAGGGGTTTCAGCAGGGGTTTCAGCAGGGGTTTCAGCAGAGGTTTCAGCAGGAGTTTCAGCAGGAGTTGGTTCAGGAGCAGGACTTGGTTCAGGAGCAGGACTTGGTTCAGGAGCAGGACTTGGTTCAGGAGCAGGACTTGGTTCAGGAGCAGGACTTGGTTCAGGAGCAGGACTTGGTTCAGG